AGTCATTAGCTGCGATTGGTGGTAGTATTAATGAACGACCATCCATTGGTACATCTGCATCATCAAGCGTTAGAATCATTCTTCTAATACCAGCATCCGTAATGTCTGCTGCGTTTGATGAGTTTCCTGTGTAAGCTGTGCTACCGTTTGAACCGATAACTGCTGTTTCCCAAGAAGCTGCACCAGTACCACCTACAGTACCACCCTGTAAACCTTCGCCTAAAGCAAAAAGGTCAGAGTCCACTTGTGTACTCAAAGCGTAGCCAGCATCGTCAGTATAAAACTTACGCATACTTGCTAAACTTTGTACCTCTGCAATATCCTCAATCAGCTTAGAATATTCATAATGTTTATCAATTGACACAGTTACCTTTGTGTTGGTAGCTGCTGATAGTGTTACTTGTGTGTTTGCTGCTTTAGCACTTGCACTACCTCTTGCGGGTACAGGAATGTGAATCGAGTCACCTTTCTTACCTTTATGAGATAGCTTAGTTACTAGGTTAGCAACCACTAGATTTGACTTATACGCACCAATAACTTCATCGCTCCATAGTTCGGGGATGAAGTTGTTGGCGATAGTAGTCGTTACTTGGTTTGAACCTAAAGCCATTTTACTTCTCCATTAAATGATTATTTAACCCTTCCTTCTGCATACGCTTCTTGAATTTCATCAGAAAGTGACGCATATCGGTTGGGGTCTGTAATTTGAAGGTTGATTAAATCAGACCTCCTATACATTTTCTTGCCACCGACAGATTGTGTGGAACGAGTTTCAGATACAGTTTGTCGTAATGCTTTATCAACTTTAGCCTTTTCTTTCTTTTGTACTTCTTGTGTTTTTTGTACCATATTTATTTTATCGTACATATCAAAAAGTTCAATAGCAAAGTCTGGTCTATAGTCTGTGTCAGCTTTACGGAAAATATCTTTCCTCACTTCACTAGCACCTACCCAATCTTGAAAATTCTTGTCTGCGACACGAGTTTCCCAGTCTGGATATGCCTTCTCAAGAACATTCAACTGCTGTTGTTGTTGTTGTTCGGCTCGTACTTTTCTTGCAGCTAGTACTTCTGGATGATTTTCAATAGCTGAGTTGACTGCTTTTGCAGGGTCAGTATAAAAAGTATCTTCAAAACTAGTTGCATCTTCTTGTGGCTCTTCTATAGTAGTTTGTGATTTGTTCTGTGCCTCAAGTAAACTTTGGATTAATTTCCGTTGTTCACCAACTTCTGTTCCTTGTTTACCTAATAGCTGTTCGCTATTTTGGTGCATCTCAATTACATCATTGAGAGTTTTTCCCGAATATTTAGCAGGTATTTCAACTTCTGTGGTTTCTTCAACTACATTACCTTCTGGTTCTGCTGTTGCTTGTACCTCAACTGCTTCTTCTACTACTGCTTGTTCTACAGGTTCTCCTGCTGGTGTGTCATTTACTACTATACTCATTTTTTCTCCGCCCTCGTAGGGTTATGAAGTTTAACTATGTTGGATTTCCATCTTGGAGTTCTTCCAACGCTATTGTAGTTGCTGTTTCTAAACTTAATATAAAGTTTATAACTCGCAACTGACCCTTGACTGCCCAAAGGTCTTGCTCAGAATTAATATTATCTACATTAGTAATATTAGATTCTAAATTTGACATATCTTCTTTTAAATCTAGCCAACCATCTGTTTCCATCATAGACATTCTGTCCATCAAGAATTGTTCGTCTGTTTTCACTGTACTCTTTGACTAATAGTAGACTTAGTTCCCTCTGCTCTAGCTTTAGCTAGGTTTAATATTGTTTCAGATTTAAGATGCTCTACTTCTGGTACATTTCTAGCTGTTTCAGATAACTGTCTTTCAACATCTGCACCTAGTTTAGCAATTTTTATCTGCTTTTCAGCCATATCTACATCTGTTTGCTGTAATGCACTAGCTTGTGCTTGATGTAACATCGCTCTTGATTGTTCTTCTTGTGCTTCTGCGTTTGTTTTGTTAATCTCAGCTTGTGCTTGTTGGACTTGTAGCTGTACTCCCATTTGTTGCATCTCTGCCATCTGTGGGTCTACTTGTTCGCCCTGTTGTAAACCAGAAACAATAGCATCTCTATTATGTATGCTAGAATTTTGCATCATTGCAAGTAATATAACATTAAATGCAGGTGAATCCTTTGGTATAGCTTGTAACATCTGCACCATTTGTTGCATTTCTAACTCTTTAGCCATAATACCCATAGTAGAATAAGGTACAAACTTATAATCACTGACAGGGTATCTTTCGACATCAAATTGTATCTTACGCCACATTGATTTATTAATCATTGGGATAAGGAATGTATTTTGGAAGTTCATTAAAGTACGCTTTTGGCGTTTAATAGACGCAGATTGCATCATACTCATACCACTAGCTGTATCTTGTTGTTGAACCATATCGGCACTACCTGTTCCCATTTGAATCATGTTCTGTAAACTAGACACTTGATTAAATGTAGATGGGTCTGTTTGCCCCATGTCTAAAGGCATGAGTGCCTCTCTAGGATTACCATTAGTAAGTACAGTTTTGCCTGTACGAACCTCAAATTTAGTTCCTCTTGGTAGTCTGGTTGCGTCAGCAGCCATCATTGGAGTAGTAGTCATAGCCAATGAGTCTATTCTCGCCCTCATTTCTGCATCTAATGCTTTTTGTGGGTTATACCCCTTTTCAGCGACCCCCCTCCCCCAGAATTTGTTTGGTACAATGTCATGCTGGTAGGATATAAAGGGTCTATCTTCCATCATAAAGGCGTTTTCTTCTACACGCAAGATGTATTCATCGTTACATATAGTTACTACTGCTTCAACCAACTCATCTTTCTTTGTATATTCAAAGTCATCCTTGTCAGCTTTGGCTTTAAGGAATCTCTTGGGTACTAAGCCCCAATATTCTGTTATCTTAACTGAATCAGACTCATCAGCCTGTCGTGTTTCTGAGTCAAAGCCCATCTTAACTGTATCATAATCACCATCAAGGGGTACATCTCGGTATACTCCTGATTGAATACCCTGAACTACATGGTATCTAGGCTTGATTACTTCGTGGGCGACACCCAATGCTTCATTAATACTATTTGCAGCAGGGTCAATAAGAAATTCTTTTGGAGATATAGGTTCTATCTTAACATCAATAGACGCATACTCTGTAATACCTCTCATACCAGTCATTGAACCCTCAACAGGTTGTTCTGAAGGTGCTCTTTCTACTGTTTGGTTGACAACAATCTTTGCAAGACCTGTTCCATAGATAGCACCATTAAGAAATACCTCTGCTAATGCGTCTTTTACACCAGTCTTTTCCAAATCTTCTTGTAATAAATTACGAATGTACTCTGCTTCTGAGTTATCAGCGTCAAGCATGTCATCTTGGATGTCGAACCATTTTCCCCTGCCAAATGTTGCTTCCTCGAGTTCGGCAACAGATGATTCAATTGCTTGTTGTAGGGCTGGTGCTATAATTCTTGAGCGTTCTGCTGTTCTTGTTCGGTCAGTTGAATCCCATATACCACGCCATAGACGATAATATTCATCCCACTTGGAAGTATAGTTAATTTCTCGGTGTGCCCTCCAACCATCCAGTCTATAATTCAGCCAACTAGCTAGGGCTTGGTATTGTTGTTCTTTCTTGTCAAGCATAAAAGTTTATTCCTAAGAAATTCTTGCGATTATAACACAAAACACAGTATTAATGTATAGTATCAATGAGTTCTTCTATTTCAATATGACCATCCATAATCATCTTACATATAGATAAGTCTACTTTTTCATCATCGGGTACTAAAGTAGGGTCTATGTCATTTGCAAAATTTGCAATAATAGAAAGTGCTGCAACATACCTTAACTTTAAGGTAGACTCATCAGCACTAAACTGTAATACATCTTCATAATCTTTATCATTTAAATCTTCAATATCCTGCAATATCATCTACTGGACTCCATTCTTCTTCTAATTCAATTGTGTGGGCGAAGTCGCTGACACTTACTTGGTCAATATAGGCGAGTGAGTCAAGCAAATCGTCATGTGCCATCCTGTTTGGAAAATCTAACATTTGGTTTTTAAACGCCCTCCAGTCTTTATCTGGATTAAATGTTATCTGACCATGTTCCATTCTACCTTGTAGCGACCATGTTATTCTATCTGTTTTCTTTTTACCACCATGACGCAACTCTATTAGCGACAGCCACTTGTTTTCTGTCCTCATTTCATCTTCCAAATAAGGTAATATAGCATTACGCAATGCTCCAGTTTCTATACCTACAGAGTTACACTCAACCCTAACCGCAGCACCAAGAATTTTTTTAGCTGTTTCTTTAATATTCCAGCGACCATGTATTATATCTTTAACCCACCACTTATCACGGTCAATCTTAACAATCGCAATAGATGTTTCGTCTAATCGAGAGCGTTTAAGGTTTCTTTCCTTCTCACTATCTTCATAACCTGCTGGGTCAATAGCGATACAATAGTTACCTTCATCTGGTTCTTCATCTTCTTTAAACCACTCTTCTTTAAATATACCACCACTAAAGGTTTCAAATGACGCTTCAAACTCTTGCCTAAACGACATTGAGGACATTGACTTACTCGCAGCCTGTATCTCTTCTTGTGGTAAGAAAGGATTATCAATAGAGGTGAATTGAAACGCATCCCAGTTTTCCTCATCTTCTAATGCGTCTTGATACAAATCAAAGAAGTGATTCTTCCCTGCGGGCGTACCAATGAAGAGTGCCCTGCCTTTCACATCTGCAAGTGTGGGTCTAATTATCTGTTCCCATACAATAGGCTTCATAGAAGCATATTCGTCTAACACAACATATGACAAGCCCACGCCCCTCAAGGTTTCTGGTCTATCACTGCCCTTTAAGTATATCTTCCTACCATTTATCAGAGTAAGAACTGCGGTGTTCTCGTATGCTTGGGTTATTAAATCTCTTCCTAATTCTTTCAACATAGACCACATAATGTCTTTGGCTTGTTGAAAGGTCGGTGCTATATAGAATACATCTTTAGATTCTGACTGTATAGCATTAATGAGCAATAACCAAGCAGATAGGTAGGACTTTCCAAATCGCCTTCCAGCAGCGACTATCTTAAATCTTTTGTTGGATTGGAATATCTGCAGTTGAGCAGGGTGTAAATTAATGTCTAATTCAGCCAAACTTATCCGCCATTGGTGTTGAGTCTATATTAACAATAACCTCATCATCAGATTTTTCTTCTGGTTCAATAAGTTCACCCTCTGGAGTCACATCAAGTTTTTGTTGTATGCCTTCCAGAGAGGAAACATTAATTATTACTTGGGCATCAGCCTTAGTGCGTGTTGAGTCAACAGCTTTGTGGACAGGGAGGATTCTATCTAAGCACATTTTCAAACAATGCACATCGCCATCCATAGCTTTCTCAATTACCTTCTCTACTATCTCTGGAGATTTGTTTGACATTAACTCTCGTGCCAAAGCAGTATACTTGTTTACAGAGCCTTTAGTTCTTCCTGCTGGGTTCAAAGGTTTCATACCCTTGTGGAAGTTAGGGTTTCCTGCTTTTCTTTTAGGTTCTGCCATAAGGCTCAGATTAGAGTTGTCTTGTGGGTATTATAACACAATTAAAAAATGAAATTCTGTTTTTTGTAAGTTGGAGGGTTTATATTCCTTCTCATGCAAGCATGAGCCTCCCCGTAGGGGAGGTTGAAAAGCGTATGCTTTTCAAAGGTCAATGCCTTTAGGCATTGTATTAAAATAAACAAAGCAAAGCTTTGTTACAGAGCCTTTGACTTTGCGAGGGCTGGCAATAAGGCTGGAAATAATTGGAGTCAAACCCAACTCATATTATTCTAGGCTTATTCTAGCCCGAGCACAAAGAAATACTTTGCGTTCTTTGCAAAGCCCTTCACCAGCCACTTGTTTAGCTGGTGCGCCTTTGCCTTGCTGTACCGAGCCGACTCTTAGGCTCGTCCTTTAATGCGTAACTTAGCGACAGAGGAGCTTAGTTACGCCCATTTGTGAGAGCAAAGTAAATATAAGAGGGGTAGAGAACCTTTCCTAATT